TTCATTCCATGGATCTGCGATGATAACCGCGATGAAACGCTACAGCTTATCAGCACAACAAACGCTCAAATCTGCATGGGCCACCTCGAGCTTGCAGGTTTTGAAATGTATCGAGGTAGTCCAGTCAGCCATGGAGATGATCGTGGTTTGTTTGGTAGGTTCGACATGGTACTTAGCGGTCATTATCATCACAGGTCTTCTGCTGGGAACATTCACTACCTTGGTAGCCATGCTGAGTTTACTTGGAGCGACTACGATGACCCCAAAGGATTCCATATCCTTGATACGGAAACTCGTGAACTGGCGTTTATAGAAAACCCATTCAAGATGTTCCGCAAAATGTGGTACAATGACAAAGACATTACCACCGAAGCTTTGCTTGACAGAGACTTTTCAAAATACGCAGGTGCGTATGTGAAGCTTATCGTGCAGGGTAAAGATAATCCTTTCGCGTTCGATTTGTTTACCACGAAACTTTATGAAGCCAATCCTATCGAAGTGGTAATCGTTGAAGACCATCGCAACATGGACACCATTGACGAGAATGACCTATTGAACGAGGCCGAAGATACCCTTACGATTTTGTCTAAGTATATTGGCACACTAGAAACAAGCGTTGACACAAAAGAGCTTGACAATCTAATGCATTCTCTATACAATGAAGCAATGAAAATGGAAGTTTGATGATACATTTTACATCCGTTCGTTGGAAGAATTTTCTATCCACTGGCAACGCCTTCACAGAGATTTCACTAGATGCCAATCCATCAACGCTCATTGTTGGTGAGAATGGTGCTGGTAAATCTACTGTGTTGGATGCATTGTGCTTTTCATTGTATGGTAAGCCATTTCGTAAGATCAAAAAGGATCAGCTAGTCAACTCGGTCAATGGCCGAGATGTTATCGTTGAAGTTGAGTTTACTATTGGTGATAAGCAATATCTAATTCGGCGTGGTATCAAGCCAGCTATCTTTGAAATCATAGAGAATGGCAAGCTCCTAGATCAGGAAGCTGCTGCGCGTGATTATCAAGAGATGCTTGAGAAGAATATTCTGCGGTTGACAATGAAGTCCTTCACGCAGGTTGTCATTCTTGGTTCGTCATCGTTCGTACCATTCATGCAGCTATCAACTAACAATCGCCGTGAGGTCATTGAAGACCTGTTGGACATCCGTGTGTTCTCGTCAATGGCCTTGCTATTGAAGGATCGCGTCACGGGTGCGCGTGAGAACTACAATCTAAACGAACGCGATATGACATCCACATCCGATTCCGTTCTTGTCCAAGAAAAGCTTCGCAAGCAGCAAGAGGATCATAAGGGTGAAAAAATCCAAGAGCGCCGTGAGCGCATTGCTGAGCTGGAACAAGCTATTGATAGTGCGATGGTCAATGCACAGGAAGAGCAAGAAACTATCGCACAGCTAACCGAGTCTACAGATGACCACGATTCTGTGATTGAGAGGCAACGCAAGCTCCTCGCGTTAGAGAAAAGCTTGACACTAAAGAAGACTAACGCAAAGAAGTCAATCGCATTCTACCACGATAACAATGAGTGCCCAACATGCACACAGGATATCGACCAAGCAATCAAGTGTGAGAAGATAGATGAAAAAGAAAAAACAATTGCAGAGATCGAAGCTGCGCTCACTAAGCTATCTGGAGAAATTGCAACATGCGAAGCTCGTAGAGAAGCGATTGAGCGAGTACTTCGGCAAATCCATAAACATCAATCGAGCCTCAATAGCATCCAAGCCGATGTTCGCACAAGCCAAAAAGAAATCTCTATCTGGCAAAAAGAAATTGAAGGCCTCGAGAAAGAGACCGTCATTACCAGTCACGACGAAATCATCAAAGACCTACAAGAGAAATATAGCAATCTCTTGGAACGCAAAAAGCATCTACTTGCACAGAGAGAAATGCACGATCTGGCAGGAATAATTCTGCGCGACTCAGGTATCAAGTCTCGAATCATCAAGCAATATGTGCCCGTTATCAATACGCTTGTCAACAAGTACCTTGCTGCTATGGATTTCTTTGTCAAGTTCGAACTAAACGAGCAATTTGAAGAAAAGATTTTGTCACGCCATCGCGATGATTTCACATACGATTCATTTAGCGAAGGCGAAAAAATGCGTATCGACCTTTCGCTATTGTTTACATGGCGTTCCATCGCTCGTATGAAGAATAGCGTCAACACCAATCTACTTATCCTCGATGAGGTTTTTGATGCCTCGCTTGATGCTAACGGTTGTGACGAGTTTCTGAAGCTTATACATAATGTGGAAGACACCAACATCTTCGTCATCTCTCATAAGGGCGATGTTCTACAAGATAAGTTCACAAGCACACTCCGATTCACAAAACAGAAAAACTTTAGTAGGATGATATCATGATTATTCCGGGCAACGATCCACGTTTGAAGCAAGTGTGTAAGCCATTCAATTTTGATGTTGGCTACACAATGGAAGATGGTAGCATCCTCTCAGCCGAGAAGCTTTTCTATCTTCTCAAAGAACAGATGATTGCTAACAAAGGTGTAGGTTTGTCTGCTTGTCAGATTGGCATTATGACACGCGCATTTGTTATTGGCAACTTTACCGACCCCGATAGTGTGATTTCTGTTTTCAATCCGCGCATCGTAACAATGAATGATGATACTGTTGTGTATGAAGAGGGTTGCATTTCATACCCTGGTTTGTTTATGAAAGTGAAGCGCCCCAAAGAGTTTGAGGTTCGTTTCTCTGGTTGGGATGGCGTTGCTGGTACCACGATGTTCAAGGGCTACACAGCCAGAGTATTTCTCCATGAGCTAGACCATCTCGATGGCATTACCTTTCAAAGTAAGGCTAGTCGTTTTCATTTGGAACAAGCTATCAATCAATTAAAGAAAATGAATAGAATAAAGAAACATGCATAGAAAACGCTTGACAAACTCTTCAAATCTGTTTATAATGCAAATAATAGAGATTGGACAAAACATTGACAAAATATATTCCATACACAGTTGACGATATCAAAAAGTCTTCAGCCCGAGAGCTATTCACCGTCGTATCCACTTTTGCTGGTGGTGGTGGTTCATCAACTGGCTATCGCATCGCCGGCGGTAAAGTTATTGCCATGAATGAATTTGTAGAAGAAGCCATAAAAACATATTCAACAAATTTTCCAGATACCAAGATTATCCCAGGCGATATCAAAAAGCTTACTGGGCTTGATTTTCTTCGTGAAGCAAATCTCAAGCCTGGTGAACTTGATATCTTCGATGGGTCACCTCCTTGCTCCGCGTTCTCTGTTGCTGGTAAACGAGAGAAGCAATGGAAGGGTGCTATAAAGAAAACCGATAGCTCGTTTGAGATTGACGAATATGGTGAGCTAGAATTCGTCGAGGGTGAGACGTTTACGAAAACAGGCATCAAAACTTATAGTGATGGTATGGTTGTTGAAGCTATTGAAGATTTATTCCTAGAGTTCGTTCGCATCGCAAAAGATATCAAGCCTAAGGTTATCGTTGCAGAAAACGTCAAGGGTATCACAATGGGCGAAGCGCGCAAGAAGCTTGTAGAGTTTCAGAACGCATTTGAAAACATTGAACCTGGTTATGTTGTCACGCATCACGTTTTGAGCGCCGCAAATTATGGAGTTCCGCAAGCGCGTGAGAGACTGTTCTTTGTCTGTGTGCGTAGTGATGTTGCTAGTGTGATCGGTATGAACTGGATGAATGCCGAGACAATGACAAAGCCACCCGAAACAACTCCTATCATTCGTTCTGGTGGGCGTCGTCTAAGCGAGAATAGTCAACACATCTCATTGCGCGAAGCAATTGAAGATATCGAAAATGATCCTGAAGAAATCCAGATGCTTAAGGATTATGTGATGGGTGGCTTTCAAAAAGATTGGATCACGAAGCTTCCATTTAATCCCAAGCGTCATACCAAGCCGAGCGATACTGAGTATCGGTCATGGAATCCTACAGGTTCATGTTTCAATATGATTCGCCCTTGCCCAGAACTTCCATGCCCTACTCTAACGCAGAGAGGGCAACAGCTTTCTGTGTCTGGTGTGTTTCATTACGCAGAGAATAGAAAGTTTACCATCAAAGAGTTGAAACGAATCATGAGTCTTCCAGAAGACTACATATTGTCTGGAAACTTTGATAAGCAAGCAGAACGAATCGGGCGCATGGTTGCTCCTAAAATGATGGGTGCGCTTGCGTCTAACATCTACAATAAAATATTGAAACCCTATAAGGAAGCTACACAATGACAGGTCAGTTCACGTTCGCGACACGCGAAGAAGGCTTTGATACGCACATCGACACATCCATTCGCGGCTACAGTGATCTGTGGCAAGACGTTGTGGATATCTCCCAGTACTTTGTTGAGAATGATACCAGCGTGGTCGATATTGGTTGCTCGACAGGTAAGATGTTAAAGAGTATGATTAACCAGAACACGTTTGCACCTAACGCAATTTATACAGGTCTAGAGATTGAACCTGAGTTTTGGGGACCATACGATCAGGACGAAAAGGATTTCGACAACCTCACATATCACAAGGGTGATGCTAATGGGTATTATTTCGACAACTGTTCATATGTCACGTCCATCTTCACACTTCAGTTCATGCCGTACCATGATCGTATGCATCTAATCAGTCGCGTATTCAATGGATTGAACCCTGGTGGTGCTTTTGTCTTCGCGGAGAAGACGATGCCTGAGAATGTACGAATCCATGAAATTCGCACCTTTACCTATTATGATTACAAGCGCCGCACGTTTACCACCGACGATATCATGGACAAGGAGCATCAGCTCCGTCATATGACCAAACCAAACACCCGTGGCGAGCTAATCAAGGTCTGTCTAGACGCCGGCTTTCAAGCGGTTGACACCTTCTGGCAGAACCACGCCTTTACAGGGTTCATTGCGTTGAAGGGAACGACACAAAAGTAACATAAAATGTTTCAAAAATAATTGAAAAAACACCAAAATACCTGAAAATAATTGGCAAACAATTTCAATGGCTTAGCGGAGATGATCCCTAAGCCATTGTTTTTGCTTGTTTTTCTAGCCTTGACAATGAGGTGGTTCTTTGCTATTATAAGAATATAAGATGAATTGAAAGACGAGAGACACACCATGAGCGTAGCAACAAACCCCAACCGCCGTCAAGCCCTTCGCGAAGCAACCCAAGATGCTATTGCTCAGTTCATGCAGAACGGCGGCTATGTGACCCGTTGCGAGACTTCTACTGCTAAGGTCAAGACGTTTCGCCACTTTGCTTCCATTGCCTCGCAAGGCCGCAAATTGACCACCCTCCGCAATGCCGGCTTTGCTTCTCGCTAATTGAAAGGTTCAACCATGTTCTCCATTCGCAAGCTCGACCTCTACCTTGCCGCTATCCGCGCTGATTATGCCGCTTTCAAGTTCCGCGGCGAACATGCCAACTCTCCTTGGACCGCTGAGATGGTTGATGAATTCAACCGTACCCTGACCTACGAGATTGGTAGCCGTTATGTGAAGGTCGTCAAATACGCCGGCACACCCAACGCCTCTGTCCACTCCTTCATTTGCATGAACGATATGGGCAAATTCTGCAAGGGCGATATCCTGAAGGCCGCAAGCTGGAAGGCTCCCGCTAGGAATCATGCTCGCGGCAATGTAGTGCTCCGCGATTACCCCACCGTCCAATGGACCGGCATCATCTGAGAAAGGTTTACACCATGAGAAAAGTCCTTCGCAAGACCGTCCGCGCTTCTACCCTCACCGAGATTGCTAACCGTCTGTTGGCTTCGCCCTCGTCCACGCGGGATGAGCGGGTCGGTGTTATCGTTCTCTTGGAGTCTTCACTTCTCACCGACGACGCCTACCGTGGCTATAACTACCTTGATGCCGAGCAGATTGGCTTTGAAGGTGTGCAGCCCGGCATTCGGCCCGAGCGTGGCGTTACCAACCAGTTTGCCGACACCGACAACACCCGCCGTGTTTACCTCTGAGGAGAATCCTATGACCCAGTTGGAACACAAAATGAACGAGGGTATTGATGCTCTCATCAAGCAACTCGAAGCCGCTAAAGATGGGCAGGGTTTCAAGTCTAAGGCGTGGGCTGTGGAGAAAGTGGCTGAGGAAGCCAAGAACTACGCCGACTATTGGAACTACAAACTGGACGATTGGGCTTCCGACTGAGGAGAATTGAGATGGACTTTTCTTACGCCGAAATAATGGATCAGATCCGCATGGCTGAAATGACCGGTGATGTTGACGCCGAAGAATATTGGCATGAAATGCTGGAATGTGTCATGCAAATTGACGCGATTAACGAAGGCGATGATTATGAGGATGATGGTCAGCCATCCGAGATGCAAGAATGGCAAGATTATGACCGAGATTGCTAGTTGACAAACCGCGCGCCATGTGGTACTATACATAATGAATTGAGGAGAAGGTAATGGCTGAGAAACTGGTATCGCCTGGCGCGCTTGACAAGTTGGCTAAACTGCTTGCGGCTGAGAACATTGCTGTGGAACATGCACCCGTGGTCACCGCGTCTTTTGATGTTAAGAACCGCGTCCTACGTCTGCCTATGTGGCAGGAAATGACCGAAAGCTTGTACCATCTGCTGGTGCTTCACGAGGTCGGTCATGCACTGGAAACTCCGTGCGATGGCTGGAAAGGTGCTATTGACGCCGTTGAGGAATCAGACGGCCGCCGTGTGTCGCGCACATTCCAAGGCTATTTGAATGTTGTTGAGGACGCGCGGATTGAGCGTAAGATTAAGGCTAAGTTCCCCGGCTCGCGCCGTGATTTTCACGATGGCTACAAGTGGCTTTTTGAGTCGGACTTTTTCAATGTGAAGTCTACCAATCCCGATGAACTGTCAACCATTGACCGTATCAACCTTTACTTCAAGGTTGGTTCTCATATGCAGGTGCCGTTCTCGGATGAAGAACAGGTGTTTGTAAAGCGGGCTGAGGACATCCACACATGGGATGAGGCCGTCCAGCTTGCTAATGATCTCCTTGCTTTTGCCAAAGAAAAGGCGGAGCAGGAAGAGGAAGACCTGGATGAAGAAAAGCGTGACGTTTCTACCCGCACCCTTGATGATGATGACGGCGAGGAAGGTGACGATTGGGAAGATGGTGAAGATGGCGATGAAGGGTTAAAAGGCGAGTCCGATCAAGATGAAGTCGGCGATGGTAATGATGAGGACAAACCGAAGCCCTCGCGCCGTAAGTCTGGTGGTCAGATAGAAGAGGCTACCACTGATAAGGCTCTGTCTGATAAGATGCAGGATTTGGTTGATCCTACTATGCTCGGCAGGGAACTCCGTTATGTGGTGCTGCCGAAGGATATCAATTCGGATAACTTCATTGTGAAGTATGGCGATATCCTGAAGTATGCTCAGCATGATATCAACCTCGGCAAGGTGGCCGATTATCAAGCTTTTGCCAATCGTGTGTTCTCCAAGTTCCGCAGCGACAATAACAATGCCATCAATTATATGGTCAAGGAGTTTGAAATGAAGAAGGCTGCTACGGCCTATTCCCGTAGCAAGCAATCCAAGACTGGTACCATTGATACGACAAAGATCCATAGCTATAAGTTCAGCGAGGATATCTTCCGTCGTCTCACGGTACTGCCGACCGGCAAGAACCACGGGCTTGTCGTCTATCTCGACCTATCTGGTTCCATGTCTGGTCATATCCGCGGTGCGGTTGAACAGATGATTACCCTGGCTACTTTTTGTCGCCGTGCTAACATCCCACACCGTATCTATGGTTTCTCGACCAGCCTGGCTGGTGCAGGTTACAATCATCCTGCTACTCTGAAATACCACGATATGCGGTCTAAAATCAATACGGAATGGCGTAACATTGACAATCGTGTTGACAAGCATTTCGTATACCCTAACACGGAACTGTCACTGCTGGAATTGTTTCACGAGGGCATGAACCTGCGTGATTTTAATTTCATGTGTTCCACATTGCTTATTTCAGGTATGATCCAGAACTATACCACATGCGATCTGGTTCCTGCTGGCTATAATAATGTGAAGCATTATGTCCGTGATGTTATCTTCAATAAATTCCGTGACCCGTTTGAGTTCCTCAGCCTTGGATCGACCCCGTTCAATGATTCCTTGATGCTTGGTCGCGATATCATTACCAAGTTCACGAAGGAGAAGAACCTCGAGATTGTGAACATGGTAACTATCACTGACGGCGAGTCCGATCATCCATCATATATTCTGCACAAGCAGAATGGGCAACGTGGTAATTTGGCTGGTTCTAGTATCATCCACAATAACCGCACCTCGTTCCTGACCGACGAGCATAGCAGGCGCCAAATTCGTTTGAATTTTGAGCATAACCATCAATATACCTCAATGTATGCTAAACTCATCCGTGACACGATGAAGGTCAATCTTGTTGGCTTCTACATTACCAACAGTGCCCGTGACGTTACCAGCGGCGCCCAGATGGCTGGGTCAAACTGGTATGATGCTGACCTGATGGCTAAGTCTTTCCGTTCTAATCAGTACGCAATTGTGCCTGGCTTGTATGGTCACAATGAGTTCTATTATATCAAGGGCGGCAAAGACTTGCGTACCGAGAGTTCTGGCATGGGTGATATTGCTGCGGATTCTTCGAAGGGTAAACTGAAAACCGCGTTTGCCAACGCACAATCCAAGCGCGGTACGTCCCGTGTTGTGTTGGCTAAGTTTATCGACAAGATCGCCGTATAAATACAAAGCAAAAATGAGGGGTTGACAAATCCCTCATTACCAACTACAATGGTAACATGATGACAAAAGGAGATGGCTATGTTTAAAGTATCATATACTCTCAAGGATGAAAACAAGCTTCTGTCGGACGAGACGGCCAAGTTTCGTTACCTACAGGATGCTTTCGATTTCATGCGTCGTTTGTTGGCTTCTACTGGACTTGTTGGTAAACCCACCATCGAGCGGCTTTGACCATTGACAATCCGACCTAATCCGTGCTATAATACTTATATGATGATGAAAAGAGGGCGATGAAATGAATACCAATCAGTCCAAGTTCCTTGAGAAAGCCATCAGCAAGTTCGGTACTGACGCAGTGGTAGCTCGTTCTGAGCTTTGCGATTTTGCTTTGGCAAGCAATTTCAAGCGGGGTTCTTATCGTTGGATTTTTAAAGACGAGTATCGTGCTAGCCATGGCAAGTACAAGCTGCCTGCCGTCTCTGGCGCTGCTAGTGTTGATACTACGTCCATTGCTGCTATGGCGGCCGATATCGTTCCCATTCGCAAGGCTCAGCCAGTGGTTACCACTACCAAGTTCGATCCTAACGCCGTGTCGGAGCATGATTATGCTGCGGTGCCCGAGAAGGACAAGAACTATGTGCCTTTTGGCGAGTTCAAGATGATCGAAAAAATCATTGCGTCTGGCAAGTTTTTCCCTGTGTTTATTTCTGGGCATTCTGGCAACGGCAAGACTTTCATGGTTGAGCAGGCTTGCAGCAAAGCCAAACGAGCCATGATCCGTGTGCAGATGTCGCGTGAGACCGACGAGGACGATCTGATCGGTGGTTTCCGTCTTATCAATGGCGAGACCAAGTTCATGAAAGGCCCGGTACTTCGTGCGATGGAAATCGGTGCTTTGCTTCTGATTGACGAGGCCGACCGTGCTGATCCTGGCAAGGCTATGTGCCTCCAGGGTATCCTCGAGGGCAAGTCTTACTATGTGAAGAAGACTGGTGAGATTGTAAAGCCAGCCGATGGCTTTAATATCATGGTCACTGCAAACACCAAGGGCCGTGGCTCTGAGGATGGGCGTTATGTTGCTGCGACCATGCTTGACGATGCTTGGCTTGAGCGTTTCCCGATCACGGTCGAGCAGGAATATCCTACTGTCCAGATCGAAAAGAAGATCCTCGTCAACTATCTTGGCAAAGATTTGCCCGAGGCTGATGTTTCGTTCATCGACCATCTGACCGTCTGGTCTGAAATCATCCGCAAGACCTTTGCTGATGGTGCCATTGATGAACTCATTTCCACTCGCCGTCTGGTGCATATCGCACAGACGTTCCTGATGCTCGGTGACCGCATGAAGGCCATCAAGTTCTGCATTAACCGTTTCGATGAAGAGACCAAGACCGCGTTCCTTGATCTCTATAGCAAGGTTGATCCTACGATCAATCCCATCCCCGCCACTCCGGCAGTTGATGCTGCCTCGGAGAAGTCTCAGGAAATTTCTTTCTGAGATTAATATAACCTAAATTATGGAGAAATATATGTCACAGTTGTCCTTGATTGAAAAGCACCTTCGTCGTAACAACACCGGTCCTGGTGTCACTGTCGCTAAGCTTTCTAAGCTCACTGGCATTTCTAAGGAAGGTATCTATAAGCGTGTTAGTGACCTTCGCGAAGCGCACACAATCTACAGCAACTACCGCAAGGTAAATGGCGAGCGCAAGCTTTACTATCGCATCGCTGCCTAATTTATGCTATATAGGGTGGGGAGCATTCCTCACCCTATTTTTAATGGAGTCTAAAATTGAATAACGATGAAATTCCCTACGCCCATCTTCGTGGTCTGAGTGTTACAGTTCGGAACAATGATATCAATGGTGCATTGCGCGTCCTGAAGAAGAAAATTCAAGCTGATGGTATAATGCGAGACCTTTCTGAGCGCGAACATTACACGAAGCCTTCCATGCAACGCCGTCTGAATAAAATTCAGGCTATTCGCCGTTGGAAAAAGAAGCAGCAGGAAGCTGCTGAACAGCTTTGAATTTCCATATATATTATTGCAATTTTTAACATGGAGTCGTTATGTCCGCACTAGAAGTTTCTGTAACAATTGAAGAACTACGCAAGCGTAAGATTTTAGTAGCCACACCTATGTACGGCGGTATGTGTGGTGGTACATATACAAAGTCAACTGCCGATCTTGCGTCCATGGCAGCACAGTATGGCATGGATGTTCGCTTCTATTATCTCTTCAATGAATCCCTAATTACTCGTGCGCGAAATTACCTCGTGGACGAATTTCTGCGTTCTGATTGTACTCACTTGATGTTCATCGACGCCGACATTGGTTTTGATCCGAATGATGTTATTGCATTGTCGGTCATTGCGGAAGCTGGCAGTGATAAGGAAATCGTATGTGGTCCGTATCCCAAGAAATGTATTGCTTGGGAAAAGATCAAGCGCGCGGTCGACCGTGGCTTCGCTGACAAGGATCCAGAGAACCTCGAGAAGTATGTTGGCGATTATGTTTTCAATCCTAAGGAAGGATCTGGATCCATTGCTCTCGATCAACCAGTAGAGGTGCTTGAAGGTGGCACTGGCTTTATGATGATCCAGCGTTCTGCGTTGGAAAAGTTTGCAGCCGCTTACCCACAATACACATATCTGCCTGACCATGTGCGTACCGCACACTTTGATGGTACCCGCGAAATCATGCAGTTCTTCCAGGCTGAGATTGATCCTAAGTCTAAGCGGTACCTATCAGAAGATTATTGGTTCTGCCAGAAGATGTGGGACATCAATGTGAAGACATGGCTTTGCCCATGGATGAAGCTTCAGCACATGGGTTCATATGTGTTTGCTGGTTCTCTTATTGATCTGGCTCAGATCGGCGCTGGTGCTACCGCTGACGTAGGTGAATTAGCTCCTCGTAAAAAGTAACTTGACATTCGCATTCACACCTGCTATTATGATTATCTTGAGTGAAGGAATATACCATGAAAATCTCTAAGACCACAATCGACGTACTAAAGAATTTTGCGACAATCAATCCCAGCATGTTGTTTTCTGCTGGCTCAGAATTGAAGACGGTCTCACCACAAAAGACCGTCTTCGCAAAGGTAAAGATCGAAGATACAATCGACACTGAATTTGGTGTCTTCGATTTGTCTCAGTTCATTAATGTTTTGAGTGACTACGAAAATCCCGATATCTCTGTCAATAACACGTTCATCTCCATCACAAATGGAACTGGCGATATCTCAGATATCGTTCGTGCAAAGGCAGAGCTTCTTCCCAGTCTTCCTACCAAGGAAGTTACTCTACCTTCGGTCGATGTAGCTTTTGTTCTGGAAGCAGCGAAGCTTCAAAGAGCATTGCGTCAAGCTTCGCTTCTCGTTCTGCCAGAAATTGCTCTTGTTGGTGAACATGGTAACGCATACTTCTGCGCTATTGATTCGCGCAGCGATTCCACGAATCGTTTCAAGAGCCCTGTAGGCAAGGCTGAGAAGAGTTATAAGATGATCTTCAAGGTTGATAACCTTAAGGTCATGGGTGGTAAGGACTATGATGTGAAGGTATCTTCAAAGGGTATCGCATACTTTGCATCCACTGATGGCATCTGTCATTACTGGGTCGCAACGGAATCTGGTTCGTCTTTTGATGCCTAATCGGTGGGGGCGAAAGCCCCCATCTTTCGTTATGGATATGTGAAATGACACAAGATAGCAAGCAGTCTAAGCTCGGCCGCGCGGGCGAGAGTATTGTGTTGAATTGGTATAGTGAACAGGGTATGAAGGTTAAGGCATCTATTGACCAATATGATAGCTACAAAGATGCTTTGATAGATGGTAAGTGGGCAGAAGTCAAGACACAGGTTCCATTCGTCTACCGAGATTCATTTACCATAAAGCCAAATCAGTTACGCAAATGCCAAAATGTTTGTCGATTGATTTTCGTTTCTGTACCAAACTCAAAAGAAAAACACTATAGCGCAGGAAAAGTGTATTGCATTTTTCCAGAAGATGGGTTACAATACAATAAGTATACCACCAAAGATGGGCGTGAAATGATACTCATTCCGATCAAGCAAGATGGTATGCGTGAAATTTTTGAAATGACCGAAGAGGAACAGAAGATCCTTCAGCGATATTCTGTGTCTTCTTGGAACTGATGGAGCCAACATGCGTGAAGAATTTCTCTGGGTAGAAAAGTATCGGCCGCATAAGATTGCCGATTGCATTCTACCTGATGACCTGAAGCAAACATTCCAACAATTCGTAAACGACGGCAGCATTCCTAATCTGTTGCTTGCTGGCACTGCTGGTGTCGGTAAGACAACGGTCGCTCGTGCTATGCTTGACGAGATCAATGCTGACTATTTAATTATCAATGGGTCAATGAATGGTAACATTGACACACTGCGAAATGAAATTCGCAACTATGCAGGTACCGTATCATTTGGTGGAGGTCGTAAGTATGTTATCTTGGATGAGGCGGATTACCTCAACGCTAGTTCCACACAGCCCGCACTCAGAAACTTCATGGAGGAGTTCTCAAGTAACTGTGGATTTATTCTCACCTGCAATTTCAAGAACCGAATTATCCAACCACTACATTCTCGGTGCGCTGTTGTAGACTTTAAGATCCAGAAGAAGCAACTTGGTGGTCTTGCTGTTGAGTTTATGAAGCGAGCCATTTGGATCCTTGAGGCTGAGAATGTTGAGTATGATAAAGGTGCAGTCGCAGAGGTAATCAAGAAGCATCTGCCCGATTGGCGGCGTGTACTCAATGAGTTCCAGAGGTATGCTGCGCGTGGTAAGATTGACACTGGTATCCTTGCGTCGGTCGATAATACCAATATCAGCGAACTTGTCAAGTGTTTGAAGAACCGCGAGTTTGAGAACATGCGAAAGTGGATTGGCACTAACTCTAGCGCGGACGTGAATACTCTATTCCGTTCTCTGTATGATACCGCTTATGATATCCTAGATCAGAATTCTGTACCGCAGTTGATCCTCATTCTTGCGGACTATCAGTACAAAGCTGCTTTTGTTGTTGACCAAGAAATCAACCTTGCTGCATGTATGACGCAGATTATGATTGATTGTGAGTTCAAGTCATAGGACAAATACGATGGCAAAATACTTAGATAGATCAGCGATAGAAGACCTTGACTCTTATAGACAAGAGATATTTGCGATTAGAGAAAGAGCATATGCAAAGCATGGTATTGATATATTGGATAACGATACTCTAAGCTCCGTATCAATCTACAATTTGGTTTCTCAATATGATCCAGATTACAATATCAACTTTGCTAGAAATGGTGAAGATGCGATTTCTAATCGAATTGAAATTGAACAGAAATGTAGCAGAGTCGAAAACGATAAGAAACTGGCTTCATTTATGTTTCATGCTATGGGTAACCTTATCTATGATCGGTATATCTTTGTTGCGCGCCACAAAGACAATCTAGACCTACTCAGGATCTATGATATAAGTCAGAAAAAAAATCTGAAAATCATTCATAAGCATTTGACGGCAGAACGAGATGCTTGGTTAGAACGAGGCAGAAAAGATCAAAGCAAAATGAAAAGGGATGTCGTTTTGCTGTCTGAGAAAATGATGAAAGAACAACTGACAAGCTTATCTAAAATCAAGATATATACATGTGAAGTTATTAGAGGTTGACAATGGCAAATCTGATCTACACAGAAAATGAATTTCTATCGCTGTTCAGTTTTAACAAGACAGTCAGTTTTGAAGACTTTAGCAACCAAATTTCTGTGTTGAATGGTAGCGATACCTCAGGAAATTTCGTCGTCAGGAGCGACCTTGATACATTCATCGAAAGAGTTGCAAAAAGCGATGACAGAAAAGATAGACTGAACTTATACAAAGAACAAATGTATAAGATGCTCGTTCTAGAACCAGAGGTAGCTCTTACAGAATGGTTTCGTAAGACTGCTAAAATCGCAGAACCGATTGAGCATTATTTTCAAATACCACCCGCTCAGATTTTAAATGGTGACACATTTGCTGGCCGTACATACAGCAAATATGGTCGTATCTGCAAAAACATTAATTTCGAAAAATTTTTCAGCACACGCAAACTTTACAGTAACGATTTCGAGTACACTTTTGGTTTACTAAAAGTGATGTTTGAACAATTTAAAATACGCAACAGTTTAGCCAGCCCCGCTTTCTTTGACCATATATGCAAAATTGAAAACAGTAACTATGGACAATTCTGGACCGATTTTATGATTGGTTGTAATAGGGCTAGCATTTTTAATCCAGCAACATACAAGGGCATCTTAGACGAAATTCTTCCTGGTAAAATTTTGTTTGCTCCAGTTATGGGTTGGAATAGCTATCAGTTCGCATTTTATTCGAGCGGATTCGAGAAGTTTATCGCAACTGATGTTATACCTGAGGTTGTTGAAAACGGAAAAACATTGCACAAAGTCTGGCAAGATTTTTCAGACAAGAGTTTTTTTGGAGTAGCGGATAAGTCTGTCGATCTATATTGTTGCCCCTCAGAAAAACTGAAGTCGATTGGATTCGAAGATACATATCGAGAGAAGGTAGATGCGGTTCTGTTTAGCCCGCCATATTATGACCTTGAAATTTATGATAGCGAAGATCAAAGTTTTACCAATTATCCTAACTATGAAGAATGGCTAGAAAAATACTGGGAAGCTACCGTCCTTACAGCAAAGGAAGTGATGAAGCCAGATGCCAATTTTGCGTTTGTTATCTCTAACTATAGAAATAAAGCCAAACAAGAAGTGAATATCAGCGAAGATATGATGAGAGTGGTAAGCAAGCACCTGAATCTTAAAGCCAGATATAAGATTCAGTGGTCAGCTATTGGAACTGGACGGCAAGCAAAAAAAACTAGAGGCGGAAATTTTGAAGACCTTTGGGTTTTCACAAAATAGCTAGACATTGAAAGTGTTTGGTGATACACTAATGGTTCTTCAAAAATACAAGAGAGTGTTTTATGGCTAGTCCTTTTGATTATGTAAACTCGATTATGAAGCCAAAACAACCAAACATGATGCGCGGACATGGAGAAGCAGAAGAGAAGGCTTATGTGCCTTTTCTCACTAACCGATCGCTGTCGTACCACCAAGACTGTGTACTGTATGCCAACGAGATGAACATGCGTGGGCATCTAGACAAATTACTCCAGTATGAGTATTTTATAAATATAATCAGGAAACAGAACCGTAAGTTTGCCAAGTGGCAAAAAGAAGAAAAGAACGATTCTGTCGACCTGGTTATGGAGTTCTTCGGCTATGGGCGTTCAGAAGCTAAACAAGCACTGACCGTATTGACACCCAGCCAAGTAGACCAGATCGGGTCGTTACTTGGCAAAAGGTGAACACAATGCAATCCATTATTGAATCCATGATTGAGGTACGACTAAAGACACCAGAAGATTTCCTAAAGATTCGCGAAACGCTCAGCCGCATCGGTGTCGCGTCCGCAGAAAAATCAACACTCTATCAATCTTGCCATATTTTCCACAAGCAGGGCCGCTACTATGTGGTTCACTTCAAGGAACTATTCGCGCTTGATGGCAAGCCAACCAACTTCTCTGATGATGATAAGGCTCGTCGAAACAAGATCGCTAATCTACTCGCTGAATGGGAGTTGATTGATCTCGTCGATCCTAAAGCATCGGAAGACCCTATTGCTTCATTAAATCAAATCAAAATTCTCACACACAAGGAGAAGAGTGATTGGAAACTGGAAGCTAAATACAACATCGGTAAGAACCGCGGAAAGGTCGCTTGATCGACGCAGCTTCTACCCTCTTGAATTTATGTGTAGTGTTGGGGGTATATCTCCTTCGCTACATATAAATAAAACCGTGATGCCCTCGGGGTCACATAATCAACCTTGCCTAATAGGAGGTCATACTATGACTAAGAACGACTACGCACAAATCCCATCTCCATTCGCATCTTTCGATCCTTTCTCTGTCGGCTTCGACAAGACATTTAAGCTGCTATCTTCGCAGTTGGATGGCATCGGTAAGAACCTTCCTGGATATCCACCTTACAATATCAAGAAGGTCGATGATAACAAGTATGTTATCGAAATGGCTGTCGCGGGATTCGCAAAGACAGATATCGAGCTGACTCTCGATGGTGGTAAGCTAACCATCGCTGGTAAGACTAAAGACTCCAGTGATATGGATAAGGCTACCGAATTCTACTACTACAAGGGAATTGCAGAGCGTGCCTTCAATCGCACATTCACTCTTGCTGATACTGTAGTGGTAAACAATGCCGAATTGATGAACGGCATTCTCAAGGTGTGGTTGGAAAACTTTATCCCTGAGAACCAGAAGCCTAAGAACATCAAGATCGACTAATTACAACCCATTGAATCCTACATCATGCAAGCGAGCTGGGAAACTGGCTCGCTATTATTGTTCGGAGAAAGACAAATGCAAAATATTTTTAACTTAATCGCAAAGAAAGTAGAAGACACACGCCGCTACTACAAGGCGTTGAATGAATTGAATCGTCTATCGGATAGAGAACTATCTGACATTGGATTATATCGTGGTGAAATTCCTATGATTGCTATGACGGTACTAAATAGAAAGTAACTCAATAAGGAGTGACTATGGCTATTACATTCGAACAGTTGAATGAGTTCTTCGAAGATACGGGCGAAGATGTTATTCAGAAATATGTGGAACCTCTAAATGAGGTTATGGATTTTTATGAAATCAACACCCCTCAACGTATCTCAATGTTCCTTGCTCAGGTAGGCCATGAATCTGGTGGACTAAGAACGATCAAGGAAAATCTAAACTATTCAGCAGATCGCTTGAAGGTAATTTTCCCTAAGTATTTTCGTGGAGTAGATACAGCACCGTTCGCTAAGAACCCACAGAAAATTGCCAATCGTGTCTATGCTTCGCGCATGGGTAACGGTGATGAAGCATCAGGAGATGGGTATCGCTACTGCGGACGTGGGCTTATCCAATTGACAGGCAAATCAAATTATGAAGCTTTTGCCAAAGACATGGGGTGGCCACTAGAAGAAGCAACCGAGTGGTTGAGTACAGAAGAAGGAGCTGCGTGGAGTGCTGGATGGTTCTGGGACTCGCGTGAACTAAACAATTGGGCTGATAAAGGTGACGTTGTTAATGTAACTAAAAAAATCAATGGTGGTACCATTGGACTTGAAGATCGTAAATCTCATTATGCTGCTGCCCTGGAGATATTCACAGCATAAGGAAATGCGATGCCTAAATTTACAGTAGAAACGGATGAACCTAAACCAGCAATGGATCAGATTCCCCCTGCAACTAAAGGAGCAGGCGCTTCAATCCAGACTACATATATCGACTCAACCCCTAGAGCAGGTGCACCATCAGCCCCACAGTTATCCGAAGCAGCTCAGCTTGCTAAGATTGAACTGGAAAAGAAACAGTGGGAAGCAGAGAACGCAAAGCAGAATGAAGACTGGATGGTCAAGAAGTGGCGACCCGCAATGGGTTGGTGCTATATGGTCATCTGTTGCTTAGACATGGCTATCTTTCCAATCATGTGGAATGTGATCCAAGTTATGATGAAGCAACCACTAACCCAATGGAATCCACTTACGCTGCAAGGCGCTGGTTTGTTCCATCTAGCAATGGGTGCAGTTCTTGGTATCTCTGCTTGGTCAAGAGGACAAGAGAAAATGCAAGGTGTAACAAAATAAGGATTTTAAAATGAATGATGATGTTGAAAGTGTGATGGTCGTTAGGTTTTTCACTGGCGATGAAGTGATTGGTAAAGTGAGTGCGTTTGGTCAGCATAATATTGTAATCAAAAAGCCCGCCGCTATTGTGATGCAACAGGGCACAAATGGTAAAGCCAGTATGGGCCTTCTTGATTACCTACCAATGGCAAAGAGTAAAGAGATTGTGGTTAGTTCGTCCAATATTCTCTTTGTCTATGAGCCAATGCTTGATGTTGAAAATGCTTACAACACCTCATTTGGTTCTGGATTGGTATTGCCGAAAAGCGGGTTGACATTTTGATGACGATGGTGTACTATACACCATGAGCAAATTTTACACCAATGCGATGCAGTTCGGCAACAACATCTTGGTTCGCGGTTACGACCGCGGGCTACAGTTCAACGAAAAGATTCCCTACAAGCCCACGATGTTTGTCCAGTCAAAGCATGAGAATGCAAGCTGGACCGACATTCGTGGGCTTTCGCTTGAGCCAATCCAATTTGAATCCATCAATGAAGCTAAGGACTTTCTCAAGCAATATGAAGACGTAACCAATTTCAATATCTTTGGTCTACAGCGGTTCGTCTACACATACCTGAATGAAGAATATCCAACCGATGTGCCATATGATCGTGACCAAATCAAGGTCGCATATCTTGATATCGAAGTAAGTTCTGAGAATGGTTTTCCTGCGGTAGAGCGAGCATCGGATACCGTCACAGCCATCACGTTGAAGAAAGGCCCGATCTTTCATGTGTTTGGTTTAAAGCCATACACATCAACACGCAATGACGTTTTCTACCATCACTGTGTCAACGAAAAAGAATTGCTCATTCGTTTTCTGAGTGAGTGGGCGCACGATGGTTATCCCGATATCGTCACTGGTTGGAATATCACATGGTTTGATATTCCTTATCTTGCCAAACGTATGACAACGGTCATTGGTGAAAGTGAAATGAAGCGCCTCTCACCATGGAAAAATGTCCGTGAGAGACGAGTTCAAATGACATTCAACAAGGTGCAGGTTGCATATGATATTGGTGGTGTGGCTACACTTGATTATCTTGAGATGTATAAGAAATTCACATACTCTCAGCAGGAATCATATCGTCTTGACCATATTGCATTCGTTGAACTTGGTGAGAAGAAACTAGACCATTCTGAATTTGAGACACTCCACGAATTCTACATGAAAGATCATACTAAGTTTATTGACTACAATATCATCGACGTGGAACTTATCGTGAAGATGGACGATAAGATGAAACTAATTGATATGGCCCTCGCGCTCGCGTATGACGCGAAAGTTACCATCGCGGACGTGTTCACGCAGGTGCGTATGTGGGATGTTATCACGCACAACCATTTGTGGAAGAAGAGAATCGCAGTACCACTCAACGGTGGTGGTAGCAAGGACGAAGTGTTTGTTGGTGCGTATGTGAAAGACCCACAGGTTGGTTCGCACTCATGGGTCATGTCTTTTGATTTGAACAGTCTGTATCCACATTTGATTATGCAGTATAACATTTCACCTGAAACCATTCATGTGAACGCGAAAGGCTATGCAATCCAAGCAGACGTTACGATTGATGATCTGCTTGCTGGTAATATGCCAGAAGTGCCTGATGGTTATGGCCTTGCAGCTAACGGTTGTTTCTTTAGTAAAGCGAAGCAAGGGTTCTTGCCTACGATTATGCAACGCATGTACAATGACCGTGTGGTGTATAAGGACAAGATGATCCTTGCTCAAAAGGCCTACGAGAATGCAAAGACCGAAGCTGAGAAAAAACAGGCTGTTAAAGATATCTCACGCTACAAGAATATGCAGCTTGCAAAGAAAGTACAGTTGAACTCCGCATATGGCGCTATCGGTAATCAGCATTTCCGTTTCTTTGATATTGACCAAGCTACCGCTATCACTCTTGGTGGGCAACTATCAATTCGTTGGGCTGAAAATGAAATGAATAAGTATCTCAACAAATTATTGAAGACGGAGGATTATGATTATGTTATTGCGTCTGATACAGATTCGCTTTATATTAGCTTTGATAAATTGGTACATAGCGTCTTTGAAAAGAGAATTGAGGCTGAAGGGCTTACTCCGGAACTCAAAGAAAAGATCATTAACTTTCTTGATAAGGTGGCTAGTGATAAAATGGAACCAGTTATTGATCGCATCTATCAGGATCTTGCTGAACGTATGTGTGCCTTCCAGCAAAAAATGAATATGAAGCGCGAAGTAATTGCAGACCGTGGCATCTGGACCGCAAAGAAGCGATACATTCTCAATGTCCATGATTCCGAAGGTGTGCGATATGCTAAGCCAAAATTAAAAATCATGGGTATGGAAGCTGTAAAGTCCTCAACACCAGCAGCTTGCCGCACGGCTATTAAAGATGTTCTTAACATCGTTATGACACAGAGCGAAGATGACCTGCATAGGTACATTGAAAAGTTCCGTAAAGAGTTTTGCAAGTTACCATTTGAAGATATTGCATTCCCTCGCAGTGTCCAGAACCTCACTAAATATCAGTACGAGACAAAAGGCGTTCCCATGCATGTGCGTGGTGCTATCGTATTCAATAAGAAGCTGCAACAGATGAAGCTTACGAAAAAATACGAGCAAATCAAAGACGGTGAAAAGATCCGCTTTGCTTATATGAAGATGCCAAATCCTATCCATGAGAATGTGATTGCCGTAATCTCTCAGTTGCCACCTGAGTTTAAATTAAACGCATATATTGACTATGATATGCAATTTGATAAGGCATTTCTCGATCCACTTCGCACTATTCTTAACACCATTAATTGGCACACCGAAAAACAATCCACACTGGAGGCATTCTTCACATGAAAGACGACGAATACGATTTTGGCTTTACATTTTCTGACACCGAAGAAATTAAAAGTCAGGCTGTTGACAAGGCAGAAGGCTTGCGTAAGATGATTATGCCATTGCTGAATAACTTGATGAAGAATCCTGAAAAGGATACCATCGTATGGCCTAACCGGGATAAGACAATCAAAACTTTCATCAAGAAGATGGATGACTACATGAAGTCCTGAAGGGCAATCGTATGACACAACTCTGGAGCATAGATTATAATGATTATACAAAAAATAAAGATTTAAAATGGCAGCATTGTTCCAGAACAAATAGATATGTTTATGTCACGCCTAATGGCATAAAAGATATCTACAACTTCTGTAAAATTTATAAAACTATATCAATTTTAGATTATGGATGTGGCTTTGATTATAGCTATGCAAAAGATGGATCGCATCAAAAAAAAATTACTGATAATATCAATGTTACTAGATATGACCCCTTTATCGAAGAATATTCTATTCAGCCTTCACAAGCTTCAGATATCGTAGTATGCAATAATGTATTAAACGCGATTGAACCTGATTTTTTTGATGAGGTTATGAAAAACATTTATAATTTGACAAACAAGGCCGTAATATGTAACATAATTGTTCCCGGGATGCACATATCAACAGCCGAAGAATTTATCAAGAAAATAGCAAAAAGTAAATTCACGATCAAAGAATTTACATATAAAACTCTAAATGAATGGAAAAATATCGTGGGCTACGCCACCCACGATTCTGATAATGATAGCAATGAAAAAGTTTTGTATATGTTGCTAGAAAAATAATTGTGGTTGACAATCTAATAAACTTGTGATATGATGTTTATATTAATGGAGGTAATATGTCACTCAAAGATAAGCTAATCAAAAATTCTACAATCGCTTTCACGTCCACATTGGCTGATAGCAGAATCTTCGCGAAGAAGGATATGATTCCTACTTCTGTTCCCATGATTAACGTAGCACTATCTGGCAGCGTTGATGGCGGTATTGTACCAGGCCTTACAATGCTCGCTGGTCCATCAAAGCATTTCAAGACTGGCTTTGCTTTGCTTATGGCTTCATCGTTTCTAAAGAAGTATCCTGATGGTATCGTACTGTTTTATGATTCTGAGTTTGGTACTCCTCAGTCTTATTTTGAAACATTTGGTATTCCGTTTGATAGTGTGGTGCATACACCGATCACTGATATCGAGGAACTAAAGTTTGATATCATGCAGCAAATGAAAGAGATTACTCGCGACGAACATGTTATGATTGTTATTGATTCTATTGGTAATCTTGCATCAAAGAAAGAAGTGGACGATGCGCTAGACGGTAAGTCGGTCGCTGATATGTCCAGAGCAAAGCAGTTGAAGTCTTTGTTCCGTATGATTACGCCACACTTGACGCTCAAGGATATGCCTATGATCGTCGTCAATCATACCTATAAAGAGATCGGTCTATATCCAAAAGATATCGTTGGCGGTGGTACCGGCTCGTACTATTCATCCGATGCTATTTGGATTCTTGGTCGTCAGCAAGACAAGGACGGTACTGAGATCCAAGGTTACCATTTCGTTATCAATGTTGAGAAGTCGCGCTATGTCAAAGAGAAGTCCAAGATCCCAATTACCGTCTCTTTCGAAGGTGGTATTAATCGTTGGTCAGGCCTCCTTGATGTTGCTCTCGACGGCGGTTATATTATTAAGCCTAAGAATGGATGGTATGCAACAGTCGATAAGGAAACTGGAGAAGTCCATACACCAAACTTCCGAGCAGGAGATATTGTCAACAACAAAGAGTTTTGGCTAAAAATGTTCAAGGAAACGGATTTCTCTCAGTACATTGAAAGCAAGTACAAGATGGCTATGGGTGCTATCATGGAAGATAGTGGTGATGACGATGCCGAATAATGTTATTGACAATCCCGTTGCACCACGCTATAATCACTTAGATCATCCAAGCGTACAGAATTTCACATGCATCCATGTTCAAGATGGTGAGTTCGAAGGTTTGGTATATCACTATGAGAACCTAAAGATTGGCGCACCAGATGAAGAAGGTGCATTGCTTACCTTCAATTATCATATCGTTGAAGGTTCAACACCGGAAGATCCTGAAGTGAAGCGCCGTATGGAAGATGTTATTGCTTCCATCATTTATCATATTTTATCTGACAGTGTAGGGAAGATTGGATCCGATGAGAATAGAACAGACAATCCTGAAGAATCTGGTGCACAACGAGGACTTCGCACGGAAGACCCTGCCGTTTCTTAAAGACGAGTATTTTACCAATGGTAGTGAACGCGCGGTATTCCTGCGCGTTCATGATTTTATGATGAAGTATAATTCTAGGCCCACACGCGAAGCTCTTGCAGTTGAGTTGGACAATGCAACCAACATGCCAGAAGAAGAGCATAAGCGGGCTCTTGAGGTAGTTGCTAATCTTAGCGAACCAGAACCTACTGACATTCAATGGTTGCTTGACAACACCGAAAAGTTTTGCCAAGAGAAAGCTGTCCATAATGCAATCATGGAAAGCATTACCATTCTTGATGGTAAAGATAAGAACCGCTCGTCTAGTAGCATCCCTGAGATCCTATCAGAGGCCCTCGGCGTATCTTTTGATTCTCATGTTGGTCACGATTTCATCGAGGACTTCGGTGAGCGATATGATTTCTACCATCGCGTAGAAGAAAAGATTCCGTTTGATCTAGGTCTGATGAACGATATCACTCGTGGTGGTCTATCTCGTAAGTCTCTCAACATCATCCTCGCTGGCACCGGTGCTGGTAAAACTTTGATGATGTGCCACTTCGCAGCAAATAATCTTGCGTCTGGTAAGAATGTTCTCTATATCACGATGGAAATGGCCGAAGAGAAAATCGCAGAGCGCATTGATGCCAACCTGCTGAATGTGCCACTAGAAGACCTTGGGCAGCTACCGCGTGATATGTACGAAAAGAAGATTGAACGCCTTCGTGCGAAGACAACTGGTAAGCTTATCATCAAGGAATATCCTACTGCATCCGCACACGCGGGACATTTTAGGCATCTCCTGAATGAGCTAAATCTAAAGCGAAATTTTATGCCAGATATCATCTATATTGATTACCTGAATATCTGCATGTCCGCACGAATCAAACCTGGTGCAAATGTGAATAGTTATACATACATTAAGGCTATTGCAGAAGAGCTTCGTGGCCTTGCGGTAGAGAAAAATCTACCCATCGTATCAGCCACACAGACAACCAGGTCTGGCTATACTTCAAGCGATCCTGGGCTTGAAGATACATCTGAGTCGTTTGGTTTACCAGCCACGGCCGACTTTATGATTGCTCTTATCCGTACCGAAGACGCAGACGAGCGTGGGCAGGTAATGGTAAAGCAATTGAAGAACCGCTATGCTGATCCAGCTATCAATAAAAGGTTTATGCTTGGTATTGATAGAACCAAAATGCGTCTCTTTGACGCTGAGGATAGCGCACAGGATGATCTGATTGATGATAGTCGTGGTGGTAAGACCAAGCGGTCTGACTCCGTAATGGACAACTCTAAGTTTGGTATGGAAGACCGTGAGCGTACCAAACCAAAGTCAAAGTTTGGTAATTTCAAATTCTAAATAGATATTCGACGGCTGGAGAATTAAGTAATGCAGATTAAGATGTTCACAAAGGACGTGTGCAGTTATTGTGCTGCGGCCAAAGATTTCTTCAACGACCGCCATCTTGAGTTCACCGAGTTTAAGATTGGCAAACATATTACCCGTGAAGATTTCGTTAAGCAGTATCCTGACTATCGTACAGTACCTCAGATTTTTATCAATGACGAACATGTTGGTGGTTACGACGATTTAGTTAAGGATCCTAGATTTAAATAGGAGACTAAAATGTTAAAAACAACCATGGCTGTACTCATGCTGGTGTTCTTATGTAACACCGCAGAAGCCGAACCCAAGAAGAAAGTTTCAGCGAAGACCGCGGAACGCTACTGTAACCTAAGCGTACAAGACAGATACGCACATCTTGCAAAATTCTGCAAGCAGTTGCAAGCAAAGAGAGTAGTCCCAGCCGCAGCTGCTATTGTTGCGTCTACATATGATGACGACACGCCTGCAAATTTCTTCAGACAGGATAGGGAGAGAGCCGAAGCATCACAGTTTTTTGCTGGTTGGCAAAAGCTAGATGCGCCACCGGTAGAGCATAAGAAGCCTAAAGCTAAACCGGTAATGGCTGTTATTGATTTGAATACCGAGCTTCCTAAGGGTAACACCAATGTATCTCAGTCGCATCCAGAACAACCTATGCGCCGTGAAAATCCACGCCCTGTGTTTGCACCAGAACCAGTGCGGATTGCGAGAGAGTGGGAAGGGCTAAATGTAAGAAACGACCGTTCCGATCTTACCAAGCTACTATCAGCTGGTAATGATATGAAGGTGGACCCAGTTCGTATTCCATGGTGTGCAGCTTTCGCAAATGCGGTATTAAATAAGGCTGGATACCAGGGCACAGGTTCTCTATTAGCTCGCAGCTTTTTAGGGTACGGAATTCCTACTACATATCCAAGAGAAGGTGATATTGCGGTGTTTTCACGAGGCAAGAATAGCTCAGCAGGCCATGTTGGGTTCTATGTCGGTGAGGAAACTGTTGATGGTGTTAGATACATCAAGGTTCTTGGTGGTAACCAGAACAAAGAGGTTAGCGTAGCTTACTACCCAGCAAACAAGTTGCTGGGCTACAGAAAATTGGGCTAGCATACAAGGAGGTGCCTTTTATTATGTTAGTCAGGGGGAAGCAATAACGCTTTCCCCTTTTTCGTTTTATTATAAATAGGGTACGATGCTAAAATTCCGCGAGTTCATAGCTGAGGATGTTTCTGGTAGTCTGTCGGTGTTTGACATTGACGACACGCTATTCAGCACCACGACACAAGTCCTCGTCAGAAAAGATGGCAAGGTTGTTGAGAAATTAACACCAGCCGAGTTCAATGTGTACAAGCTAAAAGACGGTGAGGAATTTGACTTCGCTCAATTCCGATCATCTAAGGTGTTCGCTGATACCGCAAAGCCAATTGAGACTGTATTCAAGACGGCTAAGAAAATGATTAGCAGATTCCGTGCGCATCCTAACAAGCGCATTATCATCTGTACCGCTCGCGCGGATCTAGACGATAAGAAGCTGTTCCTTGATACGTTTAAAAAGTATGGCTTTGATATCACGCAGGTGCATGTGTATCGCGCAGGCAATATTAAAGCCCCAGGTGCAGAAGCCAAAAAGCAAATTGTTCGTGACCAACTAAAAGCTGGTAAGTATCAGGTAGCTAGAATGTTTGATGACGCTAAGGCCAACCTTGATAAGTTCATTGAACTGCATACCGAGTTTCCAAAGATTAATTTTGAAGCATTCCTAATCCATGAGGATGGAAGAATAACACGTTACAACGGATAACAAGAAAGGTATAAGCATGACATATATTCTAACACCAAATGGTCGTAGACCAATTGTTCCTATCAATGAATCCGCTGAGCAGGTAAATGATACCGAAATGGACATTGATTTTGATGTAGAACACTTTCTTGATTATGTCATGGAAAATTTCCCTGAGCTAACCGAAAAGTACATTGAAGAAAACTACGAGCAGGTAGATGAGCTATCAAGAAAGACACTTGGTTCATATGCTTACAAGGCAGACAATCAGCTTGGTAAAGTTGATGCAACTGGTCCTAGTCACAAGGCTGGTATTCCAAGTCATTACAGAGGCAAGAACAAGGAACTTGGTAAAGATCCTGCGGATAAAATGAGAGCTAGAAAAGCAGGCATCAAGCTTGCAGTTAAGAAGTTGGATAGATGAGGTATAATGGCAAATGGCAAATAAAGGTTTACAATTTGAATGGTGCATCTACCATCTCGTAGCTAAAGTGGATCCTAAAAAATTTGCTAACGATGCAAATGCCAAAACAGCCAAGGCCAATTACGCCACGGCTGATGCAGATGTAAAAAAAGATGCCGAATATGCTATCGTTATGATACAAAAAGCGTATGGTAAAATCAAAGATATCGAAAAAACATCTGGTGGTGGGGTAGAACCGAAAACTGATCTATATATTACATGCGCTAAGAAAGCAATCAAATGCTCTCTAAAGCATGGTGGTTCTATTCAACTATCATCTGGTGGTATTAAAACGACAGTAAAATTTCTCAATGGTGTATTGAAGAATGTGTCAAAGAAGCCTGGGTATGACGCTAAAAAAATCAAATCAATAATGTCTGTTCTAGCTGAATTAGATGAGGGATATGGTGATCTTGGGAAAATGCGTAGAACACAAGCTGACGTTGTGTTAGGGAAAGCACAGCGATACAATGACCTTCTTCAAAATATTTTAGGATCTGGTAAAAATCCTGTGGTTTCAAAAGAGTATGAAAAAATAAAATTAGCTATTATTGAAGAAGCGATAACAGGGAAATACACTTTTGGTGCAACATCAAAATTGGCAGCAGATCATATCTTATCCGACAAAAAACTAGAATTGGTTACACCAGCACTCATCAAAACCGTTTCAGATAAAACTTCAGTTAGAATTAGACTTAAGGGTCGTGGTAAAGAAATGGTTGCCGGTAAAGAAGTTAGATTGAATGAAGTGGTAGTTAGCTTTGACACTAAAGCGTAGTATCTGACCGGTTACAACATCCTTATTATACCATGGAAATATTAATTTGTCAAGTATTATAAATAGACGAGCAGAAAGCTAAGGCAGTCCTGCATGGTCGCGGTTAGGGTACGCCAATCCCGCTAGGAGTATGATGAAAAGATTCAAGAGCTTCGTGGTAGAAGCTGCGTTTTCGTCTGAGGAAGACAAGTCGCACTATACCCACATTGAAGACGAGATTTATGTTTCTGGAAAGAAGTCCATTGCTAAGATCAGTGGTTACTTCCATGACCTCATAAAGGGCATTCCTGAAACTGTAAATCAAACTAAGATCGACGGTGCTCCTAGCGTATTCTATGGCTATCAGAATGGTAAGTTCTTTGTAGCGACCAAATCAATCTTCAACAAAGATCCTAAGGTCAATTTCACCGTAGACGACATTGAGCGTAATCACGGCCACGCACCAGGGCTCGTAGCTAAACTAAAGCTCGCTCTAGAATATTTCCCCTACATTACAAACAACAAGAATGAGATCCTTCAAGGCGATATGATGTTCGCTAAGGTTGACCTGAAGAAGGTTGACATTGAAGGTGTCCAGCACTGGTTGTTCAAACCAAACACAGTTATCAATGCGGTACCTGTGAACTCGGTGCTTGGTAGAGAGATTGCTAAGTCGGTTGTTGGATTCGCACCGCATACTAAGTACAATGCATCTGGTAGTCGCGTGACAATTCAAGCGCGTGACATGAAGAAAAACTCACATGTGTTCCTGATGCCAATTGATGCGCCATCGTTGGATCATGTTGGTCATTTGAAGGCCCATATCACAGAGGTCGATAAGCTCCTTGCATCTATACCGGGTGATGCGTTTGCATACATTTCATCCGAAGAGATGAATCCACATTTTCTTGCATATGCCAACTATGTGATCCGTAATAACACCGATCAGTCGTATGCTGGTTTCCTTGCGTATATGAAAGAGAAGCTTCAGAAGTTCATTGACAAGGCTGCTAGTGAAAAAGGTAAAGCTTCAAAGCAGGTGGTATATGATACCATTACCAGCCAGATTGAATCCAATAAAAACCTAATCACAAATGTCCTTGATGTTCACAACAAGCTTGCTGATATCAAGGACAAGATTATTGACGAGCTAGACACATATCAACCTATTCGTAGATATTTTGAGAATGAGTTTGGTGCGTTGGTAAAGACAAATCCAGAAGGTTATGTTCTTCTCGGTAAGCACGGTACTGCAAAGCTAGTCAAGCGCCGCGTATTCAGTATGCAGAACTTTGCTCAGGGTTCATTCAGAAAGGCGGCACCGAAAGATGAGTAAATCTATCGTTATCGTACCGCTTGGTCGTTTCAATCCGCCACACAAAGAACACGCGCACCTAGTTGACGCAGTTATCAAGCTTGCTAAATCAACACACAGCGATGCCAAAGTTTTTGTTTCGCGCACCGTCAATAAGAAGAAAGATCCACTGACACCACAGGAAAAGATCCGATTCCTGAATAAGATGTTTCCTGGTCATAAGAAACTATTTGATGTGCCACCGATTTCTAATCCATCAATGGTTGGCGTACTAAAGAGTTTGTCTGGTAAATATGATACCATGCATATCGTATTGGGTGACGATAGAGTTGCAGAAATAAAAGCGTTTGTTGATAAGTACAACGGAACAGATTACAACTACGATAAGATCGAGGTTCATTCTCGCCACTCTATCGTAAACACTCGCGTTGGTGATCTTGATGGCGTTCACGCATCCGACATTCGCAAGTGGGCCCAAGCTGGTGACTTTGCTAAGGTCAGAGATGCTATGTCGGAACATCTTACCGATGCAGATGTAAAGCAAATGATCCGCATCATCCAATCGCGTCTAGGAAAAACAATGAATGAATCCGTAGTTGCTGAGGAAGAAATTCCACTACCATCTGACGCTGAGATTGATAGATATCTTGACAAGCTAACCGATATGAGTGAGCTGGATCTTCGCGATGAAGATGCTATGATGTTGGATATGATTGCGTATGATGATGAACCAAAGAATGTTCATGAAGGCCTAACATCTCAGCAACGCCAGAAGCGTTCACAAAAGATGAAATCTATGAGCAAGCGTCTTGCTCGTCTGCGTAAGCTTAAATCAAAGCAGATGCCAGCTGGGCAACGCCTACGCCTTCGTGCGCGTAAGGCTGCTATTATGATCCTTCGCGCTCGCGCAAGCGGCCGCAAGAACCTAGATTATAATGCGCTATCACGTTCGCAGCGCATCTCAGTTGATAATGCATTGACACAGCGTTTTGGTAAATCACTAAAGGGTGCTATCAATAGAATAGCCACACGCATTCTTCCACGTATCCGTAGCAAAGCGCAGGCTTCTGTAGCGCAGGCTCGCTCATCTACAAACGAGGCATTTCACATGTTCCTAGAAGGCAAAGAAGGTTCTGCAAAAGACAGAGCAACAGATATCAAGCAAGCAAAAGCAAAGAAGATTTCGGTATCAGATTGGGAAAAATCAAAAGCTGATGTCGCACATGATAGCCCATTGCATATTGACGCAACAAAAATTGTTTCAACAGATGTTGACCCTACAACGGTTGATCGTTCAGCGCCAAATCCAAAGCATACAACACATGGTGGTGGTAAGCGTCTTGCTCAATTTCGTATGCGTACCGAAGCACGTTCAAGCGCAGCCGATGCTGTAGATGCTGGCGATACCAATATCATCTATCAAATGCGTAAGGTTATCATCGCTCGCGGTGAGCATGAGGTGGTATTTGGTGATAAGCACAAGGTAAAGATTTCTGTGGTTGATGCGAGAAAGATGTTGGATCTATTTGATAGAACACGTTTGCCAGCTGATAAACAAAAGCTAACCGTTGCAGCTAGTAAGAGTTTGACTGCATTTAGAAATGTTTTGTCACATGGTATTCCAAAAGACAAGCCAAAAATTTCTCTTGGTGGCAGAAAGCTTGATGAGGTATCATTCAATGCTCGCAATTGGAATCCAAATGATTCTGATGCACCTCCTGGTATCACACAAGCTAATGAAAAGAAGAAGCCAGCAGTAAAGGAAGATTCGGAAGATCCAAATCAGTCGCGTCGTCTGAATCAAAAGATGGATGTTCTATTGCGTCTCGGCCTTGTTGACACAACCGAGCTTCAAGGTTATCGTCGTGCGTTGCGTAGTAGCAAGCAGTTTGCTTTGCAAAGCCCACAGCTTCGTAAGAACCTTGCTGATCTATTAGACAAGCTTATTGATTTGACTACGCAAGATCCTGCAACATATTCTCGCGTTCGTTATAACGTAGTGAATAAGGAACTTGATAGTCAACCAAATCCTGATCTACGCAAGAAAGCAAAGAAGTCTGGTGTATCTGAAGGTGTTTTGAATCAGGTGTTCGCTCGTGAAATGGCTGAATCAAACAATGTCAGTCGCGCATATAATCGCGTGGACTCATTTATTGCTGGCGGCTTCGCTGCTAAGTTGGATGAGGATCTAGCTGAAGATGGCGGGTATAAGAGTCCAACCGGTGGGTTAACTCAAAAGGGCCGAGATCGCTATAATAGAGAAACTGGTGGTAATCTGCAAGCCCCAGTTACTACACCACCATCTAAATTAAAAGCTGGATCAAAAGCCGCTGGTCGTCGTAAATCATTCTGCGCTCGCATGAGTGGTGTTGACGGACCGATGAAGAAACCAAACGGTGAGCCATCTCGTAAAGCCTTAGCATTGCGTAAGTGGAACTGCCGTAGCGAAGAAACAAGCGTTGACGAAAAGCGTGGACTATGGGATAATATTCACGCTAAACAGAACCGTATCAAGAATGGTTCTGGCGAGCATATGCGTAAGCCAGGTTCTGAAGGATCTCCATCAAACAAGGATCTCAGAGTTTCAAGAACAGAAGATATTACGGCCCGCCATGCATCCCATAAAGTGATTCGCGTGAAAGACGGCAGTAACTTCAGATATCGTAAGGTATATGAAGAACCTATTAGTATAGCTAAATATTCAGTTGACAAGCCGATTGTTGGCGATGCAGCCGATGGTCCAGATAAGGTCACAAAGACACCAGCACATTTCAAAGAGATTCGTAAGGCGCTTGCTGGTAAACGAGAATAAGTTCAAAATAAAAAAGGAGAAGTGAAAATGGATATGGATGTAATTATTGGTTGCGTTATTTTTCTAGCTATTGTTGGGTATTTGGTATATGCAAAGCCATGGAAAAATGAAGAGTTTATTGTTGCTGATGAGCAAGAAGCTAAAGCAGCAGTTGAAGAAGTAAAGGCTGAAGAAACGGTTGTCGTCGTTGTACCAGAGCCAGAGCCTGTTGTGGAAGCTGTTGTGGAAGAAGCACCAGTCGTTGTTATTGAGCCAGAAGATGCGCCTAAGCCTAAGAGAGGCAGAAAAGGGAAGAACTAATGGATGAGCTTTCAGAACTACTCAAGAAATCACTCGCTACAACCTTTGCGTTTTATCTGAAGGCTCATAACTTTCACTGGAACGTAGAAGGTCCATTCTTCTCGCAGTACCATGAATTTTTTGAAACTCTATACACCGATGCGTTTGAAGCTACCGATGGCCTTGCAGAACACATTCGCGCATTGAATGTTTATGCGCCAGGTTCATTCAAGCGTTTTGGTGAGCTATCAACCATTCAGGATGAGCTAACAGTTCCTAATGCTGCTGGTATGTTAAATCGTTTGTACGATGATAACAATGCAGTTATTGCTACGCTTGTTCCTGCACAGAAAGCAGCGGAGGTTGCTGGTGCGGTAGGAATTGAAAACTACCTACAAGACCGTATTGATATTCATAACAAACACGCTTGGATGTTGAGAGCGACAAAGAAGAGCTAAGAAAGGTAATTATGTCATATCGTAGCTTAGAAAACACAATTCGTTTTGGCCCTATCAAAGAAGAAAAGGACTACGAAGGGCAGATGGCCCGCGCACAGTTGCAGATAATTGCACAGCGCGCCTCCGCTCTTGCTGATATGATGAAAGACGATATGCAGCTAGAAGCTTGGGTACAGAGCAAGATCACAATGGCTGAAGATTATGTAACAACAGTCCACGATTATATGACTACTAGAAAGGGTAACTAAAATGTCTATTGATAAGAAAGCATTTGGTCTTAGCGATTCGCTAATCAGTGCGGTAAGCGAAGCACTCAAGGGTGGTCAAGTCAAAATCGACAAGAACCACAACGGCAAGATTGATGGGCAAGATTTCAAGATGCTCCGTAAGGAAGAAATTGTTGATGAAGGAAATCCTGCTAATAAGGAAAAGAAGAACGCAGCTGCGGCGGCTGTCGGTGCTAAGAACAGAGATAGTCAGTACCTAAGCAGAATGAATCCATCTGTGGCTGATAAGATTCGTGGTCGCGAAAAGATGTCAGGCAATGATCGTAAGCAGTTCGAAGAAGTCGAGCAGGTTGACGAGAAGGCCGTATCAAAGGCTCAGCAACATGCAGCTGGCGCAGCACTTGCTACACAGCGCGGTGAGTATGATGGTGGCAAGAAGGGCGGCGCAATCAACCGCATGGCTTCTATGAAGACTTCAGAGCTTCGTAAGTTTGCTGGTACAAAGACAAAGAGCCTTCCTACACACAAGGAAGAAGTCGAGCAGGTAGACGAGCTATCAAAGAAGACCATGGGTTCGTATATTAAGAAGGCTTCACATGATGTGGCAACTAAGTCTGCTGCAACTGGTCGTTATGCTGATCGTGCCAATGCGGTTAAGGATCAGATGAAGAAGGGCGACTATTCAAATTACCAGCAAGGTAAGAAGGATGATGCAACCGCTGATAAGATGTTCAACAAGTCATGGAAGCGCCGCGCGGGTATCGCTAAGGCTACCGACAAACTAACTAAGGAAGAAGCCGAGCAGGTAGACGAGCTTTCAAAGGCTACTCTTGGTTCTTATGTAAACAAATCAGCAGCAAGTCTCGGAAAGGCTGGTTACAACGCCGGCAGTACCGATGGCACTGCGGCTAAGTTGGATCCACACATTCATACTATAAACAAGAGATCAGCTGGCATCAAAAGAGCTGTAGGTAAATTGGCTAAAGAAGACACTCAAATTGATGAGCTATCAACTGATACATACCACAGCGCAGCACACAAGGCTGCTAAGAAAGCTATGGGTGATGCTCAGGGTCGTTCTGGTCCTATCTTCAAGAAGTATGCTGGAATGGCTAATAAGTTCCGTGATAAGGGTATGGATCAGGAGAAGAAAGAGAAGGCGTCTAAGGATGCTAAGTCTGCAAAGATGAAAGCCTATCGTGCTGATCGTGATAAGAATATGGAAGAAGAGATTCAGATTGATGAAATCTCGAAAGGAACTCTTGCATCTTATGGTTATAAGGCCGGTAGACAAATGCAAGGTAATCAACCATCTGATCCTGATAAGTTTCGTAAGCGCACCAATCGTGAAAAGGGTTCTAAGTTGGCTTACGGTAAGTATTACGGCCACAAGGTAAAGGTTCCTGCTACTGAAGAAGTAGAATCTGTTGATGAACTATCAAAAAATACTCTTGGTAATTATGCTCTAGCAGGAGTAAGAGACATTGCTTCTCGTCAGTATGCTCTTGGTAAAGGCGACAAATCTAATACAGGCAAGCTTATGAATCGTCGTAAAGGCGTTGATAAAGCAATCAGTAAACTTACTAAAGAAGAGACTGATCCAGGATTTGCTGAAGCTAAGACCATGACTAAAGTGAAGACAACAAAAGACATTGGGTATAAGGTTGTCGATGTTGGTCCTGGTCAAAAAGAGAAAATAGTGAAGGCACACAATTGGACTGAGCCAAAAAAGAAGTTACCTAATGGAGCAGATTATGCGGCACAAAGACGCAAAGAGAGACTTGCTGCTAATGGTCGTATGGATGAAGCCACTGAGAATCCAATGGCAAAGCAATTGGCTGCAAAGAAGGCTGCGATTCAGAAGACAATCGTTCAGAAGAAAATGCAGGTTATGCAGTCTAAAGCTAATAAGCAAATGTCTTCAATGAAAGAGGGTAAATGCTCTTGCACTGAAGGTAAAAAGTCTATGACATGTGAGACACACGGTGATAAAGCAAAGGGAATGAAGGGTGGCAAAGAGCCAATCCTAATGAACCCACCACTCAGAGACTAAATAGGGTATAGCGAATAAAATCTATATTATGCCGAGTAGTCACAACGAAAAGCGAAAAGGAATAAGAAAATGGCACTATGGGGTTTTAGTAGAGAAAGCACACAGGTAGCTTCCGGAGCAAATACGGAAGCTGCTATCCGCAAAGGTTATCGCCCACTTCCACTAGCAGGCGGTATTGGTCACTCATTTGATTTACCAGATGGTGGTAGTTATGCAAACAAGCGTAACGTCATCGCAACATCTGCTGGATGGGTTCGTCGCACCAATCGCGTATCAGATGGCAATCAACGTCAGTTTGATGAAATTTTGGTTGCAGCAAATCCAGGCAGTGGATTTAGATATACATCTAATACATTTCTTGGTAGTCCAGACATTGTAGAAATCTTCGTGAAGCTAAATGCTAACGGAGTTATTTCTGCAAACGCATCTGGTGCTAACCTATATGTTGTGTTTAATATGCCAGTTCATAAGCGCCCATCAGGTAACCTTATGTCAATTAGCATTGCAAACACTGCTGGTGGTAACAACGCAGTTGCTCGTATCACAGCAGCTTCGGCCGCTCGTGCAAACGTGGCCAATAACGTAATGATCTTCACTCTACCTGCAATGCGTGGTGGTGTTGGTTCTGCGAAGGCTACATATCATGTGAACGCACAATCAATCTCAGTAACCGGTGGTGGTAATCCACTTTATAATCCAGACTTCGGTGTTACGATTACAGCTAACCTTGTAATCACAGGCGCAGTTGCTAACAATCTTACTCGCTTCAACGGCGAGCGTATTACCAACTTCACAGTATCACCAGGCGGACGCTAATAAAGGATCGGGAGCTGAATAATGGCTGACAAGAAAGTATCTCAACTACCATCAGCGACAACGGCTGCATCTCCCGATTTGCTCCTGATTGTTACTGACGCTAATGGAACACCTACATCTAAACAGATTACTGTAAAGAAGCTATTTGGTGCAGTTCCATCCAACACCGTGTTCAGTGGGTCAACACTCACTGTACGCGCACGTACCACAACTACAGCAAACGTCAATGTTACAAAAACTCTCACTGCAAATATTGTCAACGTCACATTAGGTAGCACACCAGCTTCCAATAATGCGACAACTGTTGGTATGGCTGTAGGAGAGATGCGTTTCACTAATACATATATCTACATTGCAGTCAACGCAACTACCATAAAGAGAGTTGCGCTTAATACATTTTGAGGTGTGATTTGATTCATAAGGTAATTGAGTTTCTTTTAGATAATGGCGCCGAAGAAAATAATCACAGCCAAAGATCCTTATTAGAGCATCTAACCGGTACAGCAAGTTTACTTATGGACTGGGGATGTTCTAGTGACGTTGTATATGCTGGATTGTGTCACTCAATTTATGGTACAGATTCATATCATACGGTTACCATAGATCCATCAAAGCGCGATGAAGTCCGTGCCTTGATCGGAGAGAAAGCAGAAGCATTAGCGTGGGAGTTCGGCAATCGCAAGAACCCACGCATTGTTTCGTTTATACAAAACCAAGAAACAGATTTAGTTGTTATTGAGTGCGCGAACCTTATAGAGCAGAAAGTTGAGCCACACCATTTGGCTGCTGCTCTTGCTATATCATTACCACATGAAGTTCGCAAGAGCGTAATCAATTATTTAAAGGTCTACTAATGGTCGGTGCAACAGAAAGAATCGAAGCTGCTATAGACAAGCTCACTGATATTTCCAGTGATCTAAAGGCTATGATTGCAGTTCAAGAAGCCAGACTGACTCAGCACGAAAAGCAAGCTGAGGTTATTGAAACCAAATTGGAAAAACGTCGTGAAGAATTGGATCAGAAATTGAAAGATGTTTATGATACGATCCGCACACAAGACAAAGCCATATTAGACGAAATAAAAGCAGTAAGAGAAGAACAAAATAAACATTATGCATGTTTGAATGAAAAGATAGCTGCTATTCAGAAATACATATGGATGGCTATTGGAGGTGGTACTGTACTTGGCTATGGGTTTTCGTTTATAGCCACATTTTTTAAGGTACTTGGGCACTAAGTGAAAGAGATATGAAAGGTACCTTGGACGAATCAAATTTTTTTCTGTTTGCCGCAAAGCATTATACCAATCCGTGCATTGACGAAATAGAGTTCAACGAAGACCTAGATAGAATTAAAAATCTGCGTCGATTGTTTAATCGCTATGAAAAGAAAGGTGAGTTGAAGGAACGGTTGATACTGAATCACTTGGTGGTTCTTTACAATGTGTTTGAGCCAGAAGCTTTGACGCGAATGCTGACATTTAAGTTATATGATTACCTTGAGTATCTAAAACCATTCTTGTTGTTATTGAATTATTGGCCCGAAAATGTGTACGGCATTGGTCAAAGAAACGAGACAATTAGATCCACGGACGTTATGATGGATCGTCAAATAATGGATGTTCTAAGGAAAATCTAATGAGCGAAATCAAAGAAGATGCTCCAGGAAATGCCACAGGCGCAGCAGTCGCAGGCACAGGTGGCGGTGTTCATTGGAGTAAGAGACAACCAAAATTGGGCCTCAAAGGTACCATGAAAAAGTATGGGCAACCCATACTGTTCAAGACCCTTCGTCGTAAAGCTATAAAAGAAGCCAGACGCACAGAAGTGGATTACCAGCATGAATTAGATCGTAAGAAAGATGCTGGTGCAAATGAATCAAAATCCGTATATTACAAAGTCTTAAAGAAGCGTTTGCCTGCGGTCAGTCGCACAAGCGCAATGGGAGACGGTTCAGACGGGAGCGAGTAATGGGTATAGGTATCAAAGTCGCAATAGCGGCAATTCTTTTTTCCATCGTATCAGGTGGGTATTTCTACATTCAAGCATTAGAAGGTAAGTTAGAGGCTGCTGCGGAAGTTCAGCAGCGCATGGAAGGTGTTATCAATCAGCAAAAAGCACAGATGGATAGGCAGAATGAAGATATCCAGAAGATGCAGGAAATCAACACCGAAATAACCAAAGACTTTATCAAGACACAACAGGAAGCATCTGACCTTCGCTCGAAGGTTGCAGCGCCAAGACTAACAGCCGCGTCTATCGCAAATGCTGATGATGTTCAAATGAAAATCAACCGTGGCACAAAAGCAGCGTTTCGTTGTAATGCGATTGCTACAGGTTCACCCTTGACAAAAGACGAGCGTTCTGGTACTATGAAAAATGCAATATGTCCAGAATTAATTTCTTCTCTTATGCCTAAGGGAGTGGCTGCAAATGCAAAATAAAATCTTACTGCTATGCGCTACACTATTGTTGGCGGGTTGCAATTCAACACCCAAGGTATTTGATAAGCCAGTTCTGATTGATCGCCCAGAACTTATTCTACCAACGGTAATGCCAGCCACACAAAACGATGTGGAGTGGATTGTTCTCACACCAAACAATATCGAAGCTAAGATAAAAGAAATGGCTGCCAGTGGTGGTCCAGTTGTACTATTTGCTGTGACACCTGCAGGCTATGAAACTCTTGCAATCAATGCGGCTGAGATGCGCCGCTATGTTGTACAACAAAATACCATAATTGCTGGCTACAAAAAATACTACCGTAACTACAAGCTAGAGGCTCAGAAATAACTTGACTAGTGCGATAATTCTGATTATAATGAACCTATGTCTAATATCACTGATTCGAAATACATAGCCCTCATCTCTCCCAAACTCTTGGTATTCAAGAAGAAGGGCGGCGCATATAATTTTCGTTGTCCTTTCTGTGGCGATTCCCAGAAAAACAAATACAAAGCCCGAGGCTATCTTTTTCCAAAGAAAGATGGCTACATATTCAAATGTCACAACTGCGATCTAGGTACCTCACTGTACAAGGTGATTGATACCATTGATCCTAATCTCGCTCGCGCATACAAGCTGGAATCATTCAAGGAACGTGGCTTAGGTAACGAGCCATTGCAGTTCTCTATTCCAGATGTTCGCAAAGAAATCATAACCAAGACAGTTCTGGATGATATGCTGATAAAGATCAAGGATCTTCCGTCAGATCATTTTGCTGTGCAATATGTCAAGGGTCGCAAGATACCAAAGGATCGTTACGACGATCTATATTTCGCACGGGATATGAAAGCCCTAGAAACACTTAACCCTGCATATGAGGGCCGCCTGGTATCAGATGCTCGCCTTGTCATACCGTTTCGTAATGCGAATGGTAAACTAACAGGCGTGTCTGGGCGTGCGCTCGGTACATCCACACTCCGATATGTCACTATGCGTATTGAAGACGAAGCCCTTGTCTATGGGCTCGATAAGGTAGATACAACAAAAACTATATACGTTGTAGAAGGTCCCATCGACAGCATGTTCTTACCGAACGCAATTGCTGCTGGTGGCACCGACTTCACACGCGCGGTACGAAGCATTCCTACCGATCGTGTGGTACTTGTATTTGATAATCAACCGCGTAATCCACAGGTCGTAAAGAAAGTTGAATCATTTGTCGCTGGTGGGTACGGGGTCGTCATCTGGCCAGATCACTGGAAATATAAAGATATAAATGAAGCAATTATTGATGGTTTGTCGCCAGAAGCAATTCACTCTATAATAAATACAGCTACGCATACTGGCTTGTCTCTCAAGCTTGCGATACGTTCCTGGAAAAAGTGTTGAAATAGCCGAGAGCAATTCTCGGAACGATGCCGTTTGTTCAAAAAGAAAATTGGAGAATTATATGTCTAACTCGTTACCTTCCCTCTATCAGCAGTTCATTCATCTATCAAGATATTCGAGGTTCATGTGGGATGAGGGGCGACGAGAAAGTTGGAGTGAAACGATCAGCCGCTTCTTTGATTTCTTTGAATCGCACCTGAAGACAAACCATGGTTATGATACTGCTCAGATTAGGGCCGAACTTGAAGATGCTGTTTTGTCTCTCAAGGTCATGCCATCTATGCGTTGCATTATGACTGCTGGTGAAGCATTGAAGCGCGAGAATATCGCAGCTTACAATTGCTCTTATGTTGCTGTGAATAGCCCACGGTCATTTGATGAGATCCTTTATATTCTTATGAATGGTACAGGCGTTGGATTCTCTGTAGAGTCCAAAGACGTAGAACAACTCCCCATCGTTTCCGAAGATTTTCATAACACCGATACCACAATCGTAGTTGCTGATTCAAAGCTTGGTTGGGCTAAGTCGCTCAAGGAGCTTATCGGTATGCTTTATGTTGGGCAAATTCCTCAGTGGGATGTGTCTAAGGTTCGTGCTGCTGGTACACCACTAAAGACGTTCGGTGGGCGTGCATCTGGCCCTGAGCCGCTTGAGGCTCTCTTCAAGTTCTGCGTAGAAACATTCAAGAAGGCCGCTGGTCGTCGTCTAAACACATTGGAAGCCCATGATATCGTTTGTAAGATTGCTGATATTGTCGTTGTCGGTGGTGTTCGTCGCTCCGCTCTTATTAGTCTCTCTGACTTGTCTGATGACCGTATGCGCGTGGCAAAATCTGGTCAATGGTGGATGGACCAATCACAGCGAGCATTAGCTAATAACTCAGCGGTCTATAAAGAAAAGCCTGATATGGGTCTTTTCATGGAAGAGTGGAAGTCTCTCTATGAATCAAAGTCTGGTGAGCGCGGTATCTTCAATCGTGCGAGCGCGAAGGCTACAGTTATCAAGCATGGTCGTCGTAACCCTGATTATGATTTTGGTACCAATCCATGTTCCGAGATTATCTTGCGCGACAAGGAATTCTGCAATCTATCCGAAGTTGTTGTGCGCGATACTGACACGATGGAAACTCTCAAGGAGAAGGTCTATTGGGCTACCATTCTTGGTACATGGCAGTCAACACTAACTGGATTTAAATATCTATCATCATCTTGGAAGCGCAACTGCGAAGAAGAGCGTTTGCTCGGTGTGTCAATGACAGGAATCATGGACAATGACCTCACAAATGGAAAACTCCCAGGAATTGAAGGCCGCTTGGCAGAGCTTCGTGAAATTGCAGTCGCCACGAATGCAAAGTTTGCTAAAGAATTGGGTATTCCGCAATCTGCTGCTGTTACCTGTGTTAAGCCTTCTGGGACTGTTTCTCAGCTTACTGATGCTGCTTCCGGTATTCATGCTCGTCATAATCCTTATTATATCCGCACCGTTCGTGCTGATAAGAAAGATCCACTGGCTGCTCTCATGATTGATGCTGGCATTCCAGTTGAAGATTGTGCGATGCGCCCTAATAATGTTTATGTGTTCTCGTTCCCAATGAAGGCACCAGAGAATTCGGTATTCCGTACAGATATGTCGGCTATTGAACAGCTTGAACTGTGGGTCACTTATCAGGATCATTGGTGCGAACATAAGCCTTCGGTTACCATTTCTGTCAAGGAACACGAATGGCTTGAAGTTGGTGCTTGGGTCTATAAGCATTTTGACAAGATGTCAGGCGTGTCATTTCTTCCATTCTCTGACCATGTGTACAAGCAAGCACCATATCAAGACTGCACAAAGGAAGAATACGAGGCCTTCGCTGCTAAGATGCCTAAGGTAATTGATTGGTCTCGTCTTGGTCAATATGAAAAGACAGATAATACCACTGGTGCACAAGAATTAGCGTGTGTTGCAGGAGGCTGTGAAATCTAATGCCAGATAGAGATATTAGATGCCCTTGCGGCGAATATGAGTATACCGTTTCGTATGAGAAGAATGGTAAGAAAGACGAACCATCATTCTGCGCCTTTTGTGGCGCAGATGTAGAAGACGCGAAGATTGAAGAACTCGAGGAAGATGAGGAGTAAATTATGAAACAGTGGTTATATTATGGTTGGGTAACATTCAAACATTGGTTTCTCTTTACATCGTGGACAATTTTCCACAGTAAAGAGGACCGAGCAGAACTGATAAAGCTGTACAATGAAAGGCTTTTTCAGAAGAAGCAGATGGCAATATATGTTGCATATCTTGGTCGATTGGCAAAATATGATGAAATCGAAGACTTTACCGGTCTAGATTTGTATATCGGTGATTTAAAAGCCGATAGGTTTGATCTCGTAGACGAGTACTACAAAGCTAAGGAAAAGAAAGAAGAATAATGATTTCATTCATCATACCATGCTATAACGAAGAAGCGCATATCAAAGATTGCATACGTTCTATTCGTAAACATGTGTGGTACGTGC